TCTTAGTTTAGCAGGATCCTTTAGTATTCCTGGGTGTTCTAGTACTCCTGATGGCTGTGCTGAATTGGCATAGAATTTAGAACCGTATTCTTCAACTGCTATAGCTGCGCCTATCGCATTTTTCGTTATAGCAATAGGAGACATTCCTACATTCCCATCAAATCCTAATCCGACGACATGTAAAACCTCTTTTGGTGTAAGAAATACCGTTCCTGGTTTATCTATATTTGCTTCGTCTTTTGATCTTGTATAAGCATAATAGATATTTCCTTTATCGTCTCTATCTACCTGCATCTTATTTGGCATTAATGGATATAGAGCTATTATTTCGCCTTTACCATTTCTTATTATTTGAATATAAGCATTTCCATATAATAGCAAGTGTGTAACCATTACTTCCCTAAATACAAACGAACTCATTTCTTTATTTGGTTCATCATGAAGAAGTTTATATAATGGGTGATCTATTGCCTTACTTTTACTTCCATCATCATTATATTTATACATGTGAAGTGGCAATGAAGCTATTGCCTCAGATATTATTCGAACACATGAATATACAGCTGTAAGCTGTAAAGCGCTTCTTTCTGTAACTGACTTACCACTTGTTGATCCACCAAAATAGAATTGATAAGACGATCCTGCGGTACTATTTTGTGGTTTATCTCTTGATTTAAATAGTCCTTTTAGTATTCCCATTTAATCCTCCGTTTCGAAAATAATCTAGTCTATTTCTTCTCCGTTTCTATAGTGATGTATTTCTGCATCTGGATGCGATTCTTTATATCTTTTTACAATTACATCACAATACTTTGGTTCTAGTTCCATTAAGTATGCAGTTCTATTAAGTTGAGCTGCTGCAATAAGAGTAGAGCCTGAACCTCCGAATGGATCAAGAACCAACTCTCCTTCATGGCTTGAATTGTAGATTAGTTTTGCGCATAAAGTAATTGGCTTCATTGTTGGATGCTCTGGTGACTTTATAGGTTTATTATCTTTGATAATAGTCGTTGGTTCCCTGAAAATATCCTCTACAAGCTCGATTAACTCATTCTTTGATAATTTCTTCGCATTGATTCTTTGCTCTTCGTAAACGGTCGATTTTGTCCTGTCATTTATGAAGTAATGTCCAGATCCTTCTTTCCATCCATAAAGGATTGGTTCCATTATGTTTTGATAATCTTGTCTTCCTAATGTGAAATGATTTTTATACCATATTAGTGTTTGAGAATATTTAAGCCCTGAATCAACTAATGCTTTTATAAAGTTTACTGTTTCTTTTGTTGAATGGAACACGTATATTGGTGCTCCTTTTTTCATTGACTCATTTGTGCCCTTATAGAATCCAAGTAAGAACTCATAGAATTCTTGTTCAGGTAAATTATCATTTGCAATATCTCTTCCGGCTCCAGATATTGTTGAACCATAGTCAATATTGTAGGGTGGGTCTGTTACGACTAGGTCGCATTCTCTCCCATCCATTAACTGATGGTAGTAATCAATATTTGTTGAATCTCCACAGAGAAGTCTATGTTTATCTAAAGTCCAGAGGTCTCCCTGTTTAGTTTTTGGTTCTTCAATAGATAATACTTCTTTTTCTGAATCAAAGTTATCTTCATGAACATTTTCAAATGATCCACTACCAAATAGATCTTTTACTTCATCTAAATCAAAACCAGTCAAGGTTACATCAAATCCTCCGTTGTCTAGGTCTTTTAATAGATCCGCTAGAAGGTTATTATCCCAATCACCACTTATTTTATTAAGCGCAATATTTAATGCTTTTTCTTTATCAATATCAAGATCAACTATTACACAGTCAATTTCGGTATAGCCAAGATCTTTCATGACTTTATATCTTTGGTGGCCTCCAACTATGTTTCCTGTTCTTTTGTTCCATATTACAGGTTCAACATATCCAAATTCTTTTAAGCTTCTTTTTAGCTTTTCGTATTCTGGATCTCCAGGCTTTAGATCTTTTCTTGGGTTATATTCTGCTGGTTTTAATTCACTTATGTTTATTTTCTTAAATTCCATGTTCTCTCCTTAAATTAGTATTAGGCCTCTTTCATCATAGATAGATTCAGTTGCTATTCCGTTTCTAATTGCTCTATCTAAGGCCATTACAAGTGCTACTGCACCATCTATCCTTTCTGTAGATTTTTCTTTATCCATCTTAATGTTTCCTGCTGGATCTGTTTTTATGAACACATTCTCCATCATCCATCTAAGTGGTTTATTTCCTCCATGCTCGATTCTTTTTTCAAGCACAAGCTTCATAAGTTCTTTTGTTGGTGGAGACATATCCTTGTATCCTTGTCCAAATGGAACCACGGTAAATCCTTCACCTTCAAGTTCTTGAACCATCATAGTTGAATTCCATCTATCAAAGGCAATTTCTTTAATGTTGTAGATCTTTCCAAGTTCTTCTATGAATCTAGCTATTCTTTCATAATGAACAACATTCCCTTCTGTTGTGTTTATTTCGTTATTGCCAAGCCAGATATCATAAGGAACATGATCTCTTCTTACTCTTTGGTCTAGTGTATCTTCTGGAATCCAAAAGAAAGGAAGAACTATATACTTGCCCTCATTATCAGAAGGAGGGAACACCAAAACAAAGGCAGTAATATCCGTAGTACTACTTAGGTCTAATCCTCCATAGCACACCCTTCCTTCCAATTCTCTTGGATTCGTCTTTTCATTTGTGCATAGGTCCCACTTATCCATACTCATCCATCTTGTTGAACCACTCACCCAAGTATCGAGTCTTAGTTGTCTAAAGATGTTTTCTTCTGCTAGATTATCAAGCGCATCTTTATAAGCTTCTCTCAATCTTTCAATTTTGATTGTGTGACCAAGTGATGGGTTGGCTTTGTACCAATTCTTTTCATCGTGCCAATCTTCATCTTGAGTTAGTCCGTATATTGTTGGATAGAATGATGGATCTATTTTTCTTCCACTTAATATGTCTTCTGCTTTTTGATGCAGCTCATAGCATATTGAGTTTCTATCTGTTCCTGCTGTAGTAATTAAAAAGAACAGAGGTTGTTCTCTTGCATCCCCTGATCCTTTGGTTAATACATCATATAATTTTCTATTTGGCTGTGAATGTAATTCATCGAAGATTAGTGCTGATACATTTAGTCCATGTTTTGTTCCGACGTCTGCAGATAAAACTTGGTAGAATCCGTTGTTTGATTCATTTACTAGTCTTTTAGTTGCAGTTAGGATCTTACTTCTTTTAAGAAGTGGTGGACATGTTTCAACCATTCTTCTACTTACATCAAATACTAAGCTTGCTTGCGCTCTATCTGATGCCGCACCATATACTTCAGCTGATGGTTCACCATCTGCATATAGCATATAGAGTGCTATTGCGGCTGCCAGTTCGCTCTTTCCATTCTTTTTTGGTATTTCTACATAGGCAGTTTTAAACTGTCTTTTACCATCTTCTTTAATTACACCAAAGATATTCCTTACTAGTGTTTCTTGCCATGGTAGTAATTTGAAGTATTGTCCTTCCCATTTTCCTTTGGTGTGTTTGAGCGATTCTATAAACATTACCGCTCTATCTGCTTTTTCTTCATCATAGTGTGAAGTCTCAAGCATAAATTTTGTTGGTACGAATCTTTTCTTCTTACCCATTTATTCAAAAGAAAGAGAGCAGTTTATGCTCCCATCTCCTCTATTATTTCTTTTATTGCTTTGGCTAGATATGACTCATCTAGTCCAATGTCTCTATAACCTTTAAGAATTGTTTCCGCATATCCTCTTGTTGGTAGCATTTTTCTACCACCATTCATGATGTACACCATAGCCTCAATCTCTTCGTTATTGGACATTTCTACTTTTATTTGTTCTTTTCTATAGTATCTTGGATATCCTTCATATCTATCAAGATTCTTTTCATCTATTTCATCTATCTCCCACACTGCAACTGGAACACTCTCTCCCTTAGCCTCTAAAATCGTCGCGTGGAGCCTGAATGCCAGTTTGTGGTCATTTATTTTACCTTTTCCATAAACCTTCGCATTTGGGCATCTTAGGGCCATCTGGTCGATGTTAAGGTTTGATCCATAAGCTACATATAATTTATTCATATTTCCCTCCATTTTAGACTAGGCTGTAGCTACTGCTACAGTCTCTGGTCTTCCTCCTCTCCATGCTATGCAACCTTCTAGGTTTTCTAGTAGGAACTTTCTTGCTGTATCGAACTCTTCTCCTATCATTCCTAGGTGAAGGAGCCAAGTTCTGAATGTATACTTTTCATTTGTTGATGCTGTCTTCTTAGCACTTGAGTGCTTTTGTGTTAGGGCTTGTGCTGATATTGCTAGCGCTAGTTGGATGTAAGTTTTCACCTTTCCTGCATGTGTTGTTGAGTTGAAGCATCTGAACTCTATTGTACCTTTTTGCCAGATTGCATGTAGGTTTAGTGCATGGTATCTAGATTCATCATAGTGGTTTAGGCTTCTTTCGCATCTTCCGTTATACCAGATCTTTTCGATTGCATCTTTGCTTGATGGTTTTCTTTTGTTTAGGATTTCTACGAACTTGTCGTCTACCTTCTTGCACCATCTATTTGCTCTTTCTGGTGCTACTTGTAGTGCTTTGAAGAGGATGTCTTCTTTTGCTGTCATAATGTTAGTTATGTTTCTTATTGATCTTGCTGTGTGAATGCTTGCATCTACATGTACATGGATCCCACAGCTTGTATTTGCTATTGCACCCCTGTGTCTAAGCTCTCTTACTATTTCTTGGATTGTTTCGATGTCGCGCCATTCGCAGATTGGACTTACGAATTCTACTTTGTATTCATCATTATAGCTATTTTCTATTCCGTTTCTTGTCTTTACTTGAGTTAGGATTGACGCATCTCTTTCGATCTTCCATTTTCTTCCATCATGATCTCTTACTGTGTATACCTTGTAGCATCCACCTTCATATTCTTCTCTTGAGTCTAGCACCTTTGCAACTGCCTTTGCTGCTTCTTGTCTTGTTATTCCTGTTAGTTCAATTTCGATTCCGAATCTTTGTTCTTTTATCATCTTTTTGTCTCCTTCTTTAAGAGGTTTTCCCTCTCTTCAACAACAACAATACCACAAAGATTTTATAAGTCTAGCAAAAAGAACACTTTTTTTGAAATAAATTTTTTCGCCAGATTTAGACGTTTTTTAACTATTATCAATTGCGCTTAAAAGCTCTTTTACCTTGTCAGTTTTTTCCCATGGGAGGTACTCTTTTCCGAAGTGCCCATAGACTGCAGTGTCTTTAAATATAGGTAATTTTAAATCTAAATTCTTAATTGATCCTTTGACCGATAAATCAAATACTTTATTAATTGCTTTTAGGATTTCTTCATCACTAATAATGCCAGTTCCAAAGGTATTAAGACTACAAGACGTTGGATTTGGAACACCTATAGCATAAGACAAAGATACTTCTGCTTCATAAGCTAGTCCTGCTGCTACAACATTTTTTGCAATGTATCTTGCAAGGTATGCTCCGCTTCTATCAACTTTAGATGCATCCTTTCCACTCATGGCTCCACCACCGAAGTGTGCTCTTCCGCCATAAGTATCTACTATTAGCTTTCTTCCAGTGAGTCCAGTATCTGCTTCAAATCCGCCTTCAACAAATCTTCCACTTGGATTTATTAATAGTTCTGCATTTTTAATCGCATATGCTGGCAGTGCTGGAGTTATAACTTTATTTATAATATCAGCCCTTATTTCCTCATTAGTTTTATATTCTTCGTGTTGAGCTGAGACAATGATTGTTTTAATATATTTCTTACCATTTATTACTTCTGTAGTTACTTGGGTCTTTCCATCAGGTAAGAATCCTTTTATCTGTCCAGTCTTTCTTGCATATTCTAATCTTTCTGCAAGCTTATGAGCTAAGACAATTTCAAGAGGCATTAGTTCTTTTGTTTCTTTTATTGCATATCCATATACAATTCCTTGATCTCCTGCACCTTGGTTTTCTTTTGATACTGCTTGATTAATATCAGGAGATTGTTCATGAATCCTAGATTCAAATTCTATTCCATCAGTTGGGTATCCAACCTTTTTAATAACTTCTTTTGCAATCTTAATATAATTAACTTCAGCGCTTGTAGATATTTCACCAGATAAGAAACATTTGTTGTGTGCAAGCATTACTTCACATGCAACATGTGATTCTGGATCTTCTTTTAAGCATTCATCAAGTATAGAATCTGCTATTAAATCTGCAAGCTTATCGGGATGACCACTTGTTACCGATTCTGATGTATAGTATTTTCCCATTATTTCCCTCCTAGAATTCTCTCCATTATGTCGTCATTTGGATTTGTTGTATCCCAGTGTGATAGTTTTGATTCTCTTATTACTACGTATATCTTTGTCCAAGCTTCATTTGCTTGTTTTAAGTATTGTGCTGCCATTGTAACAAATGGTGATGGAATTGCTTTTCCATTTGGATCTTTTACAAGTAGTCCATGTTGGGTGTTCATATTCTCACATTCCATCCATCTTGCTTTACAGAAGGCATATTCCTCTAGGTTATATGGAAGTATCCCTTTTGTGCAGTCAATTTTGACCAGCCAATCATATACTGTCTTATATATTTCTTTTGCTTCTTTAGATAAGTATGCAGGTGGCTCTTTAGGTAGTTCTACATCTGACTTATTAAAGTCTAATACCTCAATCGCTCTTTTGCCCGGATTGCCTTCAAGTATTTTTTCTTCTACTGGCTTTCTAGGTCTTCCTGCACCAGGTCTTGCTCCACCCGATGGCATATGTTCCTCCTTTTAATTTTTGATTTAATTTTCGTTTATTTGAAATTATCTTTTGATTTTAGTTGCTCAGTTTCATCAAAGATGAAAAAAGACTAGAATTCACTAGTCCGTTTTGATTTTTGATTTCGCGATTTTGTGCGTGAGACTGCGCGCCCGCCTTTTAGCCCTTTAGGGCTAGAGATTTAGACTCCCCCTGAGGGTTATAATTCAAGCTGCTTTTCTTATTAATTATTAATAAGTATATACTTTCTTTCCATATCTAGAGCCTTCTTCTATGCTTTTCTTAGAGTGGCAGCTCCAGCATAGTGATTGAAGGTTAGATGGATCATACCAGTCTCCGCCTTGTTTTATTGGTTTAATATGATCTACCATTGTGGCTTTAGTATAGATTCCTTTCTTTAAGCATTCTCTGCAGAATGGTTCTTCTAATAATTGTCTTCTTTTAACTTTTAACCATTCAGGTGATGAATAGAATGTTTTATCAAACTTATCTCTTTTATATTTTGAATAGTCTATATTGCATTGATGTTTATGTATAGGACAATATAGTTCATCAGTTAAATTTGGACATCCTGGGTAGTTACAAGGTTTCTTTGGTTTTCTTGGCATATCTTCTCCAAAATAAAAGACCTCAGGATTAACTGAAGTCTCTACATTCTTTCTCATTATAATTATAACACGATACCCATAGGTTCAGATGGGCTCATCGAGGTTCACATAGGTTCAACTTTTTTATTTGCAGTATTCATCCAAATATCTGCTTTTTATTCTATTGAATTCTTCCTCGTTAATTAAACCCTTATTTTTCATTTCTTCCAGTTTAACTATTTTTTCTTCTAAATCGGAAATCTTTTTATCAGCATTATTTGATGGTGTTTCATCTTTTTTAGATTTATCCAATCTAACTACGATAGGAATATTTTTACTATCTATCAATAATATTCCAGTTAAAATACTAACCAGCAAAGCAGAAAAACCAGCGTAATATCCAGTTCTTGTATCTGATAAAATTAAGTATAGAATTGCTAATAGTAAGCCAAATAATAGTTCAAAAATCAGTAAGCAGATATATTTTTTTCTGTTTTGCTCAACTTTTTCTTTTATTATTAAAACTGCGATTATGACCGAAAGAACAATTAATATAATAGTAGATAGGAAGAATACTGTTGATTCTTCATAAAAATCAAAAATGGTTAGACTATCGCTATACCAACATTCTCTATATCCAATCCCGCCAAAAATAAAAATTAATATGCTTAACAAAACCAATATAAATGCAATTACTGTGTGACCCATCTCGTAATGTCTCCTTATTTATAAAATACCACAATTTTCATTTATTGGTTACTCTTTGAATTTCAACATAGTATACGCCTTCTCTATGCCATCTTTTTGCTGTTGATAATGAAATATACATCTTTTTTGCTATAAGATCGAAAGTTAAGTTTTCTATATACCTTAATTGAAGTAATACTCTATAGTCTGGATTATCCATCTTTTCTATTGCTTTCTTAACTTCAATGATTACTTTCTCTAGTTCTTTTTTCTTTGCTTCAATCTCTTTTTCTTTATCTATTGCTAGAAGGTTCCATTTTTCAAAATAAGCATCATCTCTTTTTGTGTGATCAACTCTGGGCGTTGAAAAGTCTTGGCTAGGCAAAGTATTTGATAGTCTGTTATATAAAGCTAGTTCCATCTCTAGTGCTTTTAGTTCTTTTCTTATTTTATTTGGTTTATTAAGAAAATCTATTGCTGTCATACTATCCTCCTATCCTAGCCTTCACTGCTTCAATTAGTGATGCTTGTGTTTTTTCTTTTCTTCTTAATGCTCTTAGCACATCTTCATCGATTGTATCTTTGGTTATTATGTGGTGAATTACTACAGGGTTCTTTTGACCTTGCCTATATAATCTGCAGTTAGTTTGTTCATAGAGTTCTAGGCTCCAAGTTAATCCAAACCATATGAGTTGGCTTCCACCATCCTGTAAGTTTAGCCCATGTCCTGCACTTGCTGGGTGGATAAGCGCGACAGGTATCAATCCATTATTCCAATCTCTAATATCATTATCGGTTTTAATCTCTCTTACATTAAACCTTGATTTGATTCTTTCTAGATCATGATGGAACCAATATGCTATTAGGACAGGTTTACCATTTGCTTGTTCGATTAAGTCTTCTAGTGCATCAAGCTTTTTATCATGAATATGAACTACAATCTTGTCCTCATTGTATACTGCACCGTTTGCCATCTGAAGGAGTTTGCCAGATAAGGCTGCTGCATTTACTGCATCTATTTCTTCTATCTCATTTAGGCTAACCACCATTTCACGCTTTAACATGTCATATGCTCTTTTTTCATCAGTATCCATTTTGACTTCAATGTTATTCATCAAGAGTTCTGGCATATCTATAAAGTCTACTGCCTTCATGGAGATTGTAATATCTGATATCTTTTTATAGATTTCATCTTCAGCACCAGGTATTAGCTTGTAGCTATAAACTATTGCCCCATTCTTTTTATCTGGAGTAAAGTATTTGAGTCTATATCTTGTAATATACCTTTCAAGTCTTACTCCACCATCTATTAATCTCATCTCAGCCCATAAGTCCATTAGTCCATTTGATGATGGTGTTCCAGTTAGACCAATTATTCTTTTTATTCTTGATCTAACTTGTAATAAAGACTTAAACCTTTTTGAGCTATAAGACTTGAATGAGCTTAGTTCATCAATGATTAAAGTATCGAAATCGAACACATAACCACTTTTATTAATTAACCAATCAACATTTTCTCTATTTATAATTGTTATTTCTTTATTTTGTTGTAAGGCTTTTAGTCTTTCTTTTTCGTTCCCAGTTGCGACTATATAATCTAGGTTATGAAGATGATCCCATTTCTCTATTTCGTCTGGCCAGGTGTTGTTCGCAACTCTTATTGGTGCAATAACTAGAACTTTATCTACTTTTCTTTTTATGATTAAGTTTCTTATTGCTGTAAGAGCACACACAGTCTTGCCTAGTCCCATATCAAGAAACACTGCTGATTCAGTGTGATTCATTAGGTAGTTTATTACATGTGTTTGGTATTCATGCGGTATGAACTTCATCCTCATCCTCCTTTATATCATTAATGATTGAATCTATTTGTTCTATGCTATCTAGCACGTAAACCTTAAAGCCCAGTTTCTCTAACTGGCTTTTTCTTCTTAGTTGCAATGGTCTTAATTTCTTTCCTGGTGATTTCACTTCAACAAAGTAGACTCTTGCACCAGGTGTAAGAACTATTCTATCTGGAATGCCATCATTTCCCATAGAGGTAAACTTCCACGCTAGATAGCCTTCCTTTTTAGCCCTTTCTTTGAACTTTTCTTCTATCGTTTTTTCTCTCACTTTTACCTCCAGGGTTAACCTCGAGTAAGGTCATTTCTATAACTTTTTATATGTAATATTTTTTTATTTCATATATAAAAAGTTTAGGAATAGAGGTTATTCGAGGTTAACCTTACTGTGATGTAATACTATTTATAGTATTAAGTTAGTCAGCCAAAAACTCACTTCTAACCTTTATGCCTCTAAAGAATCTTTTGTTCTTCCTGATGACTCTTTTGAAGTTGTTCTTCTCTAACGCATCATAGAAGTCTGCCGTACTCCTTGTAAACTCATTAGTTTCTCTGGTGTATTCTTTATACCTGTTATATAGTTCGCTACTTGATTCTTCTAGGTTATCTCCAGTCTCACAACAGTCTTCTAGAAAGTGATGGAACCAGTCATTTTTCTCTCTATAATTCTCGATAGCTTCTTTAACCACATCTGGTGTATTTATGATGTAGTTATTTTCTATTACTTTTTTGGCTCCTTCGATTATCCAGTAGAGAACGTACTCTCCTGCATTCTCATATAGATAGTCTGCATAGTTTTTAATGTCTTCATCTCCACCTCTTAACCTGTTATTAAATGGAATGACAATTATTCTATCCCAGATACCATCATCGTTTCCGCTTACTCTTGGCAAGTGATTAGTGTATAAGACTAACGTGTGTGATGGTGTATAAAAGAATGGATCCTTATATTTCTTTTCTGCATATATCTCATCAGTTGAACAAAGTTGTTTTACTATAGAGTCATCTAGCCTTGCTCCTTCCTGTGATTCACTTGCAATAAGGAGTCTTTTACCTTTTGCCTCTGCCATCTCTGGTTTTATGTTTCTCTTACAATTAACGGTCAATGCATCTGCGCTTATCTTTCCAGCATAAAGACCCAGAACCCTAAATACAGTGTTCCAAAATGTTGATTTACCATTTCCACCTTCACCATACGATACAATTAGCGCTTCTACTGCAATCTTTCCTATTGCAGCTAGACCACATACTTCCTGAACGTAGTCTATTAGTTCTGGGTCCTTGGCAAATATGGTATTTAGTGACTTCTCCCATATATCTTTACCTTTCTCACTTGGAGATACCGATGTAATCTTTGTAATGAAATCTTCTGGTGAATGAACTCTTGCGCCGCTCGTTCCTTTCTTTAAATCATATGTTGCATAAGGAGTACATAGTAGATATGGATCAGAATCTAAATCGTTCGGTTTTATTTCTAGCATTGGTCTTGCTTCTTTCAGTGTTGATGTGATGTTGTTAGATTCTCTTCTTTTAATCGCATATTTATAATAGGAAATTGCTTCTTCGTACTTTTTATATACTTCGTATTCGTCATCATTTAGGACAGTTTCGACTTTAGTCTTTGGGACGCTTGCTATCTTGTTCATTACCCCAATTCTTTCTAGCTCACCTGAATACTTTTTAATATCTCCTTCAGCTTCAATGAGTTGTCTTCTAGTTAACTCTTGTGCTACAGCTTGGCTACCTGGTTCTGTTTCTTGCCAGTAGTTTTCTTTATATCTTATGTATCTTGTTGCTGGAGAATACCTTAGTTCATTTGAAAAATACTTAGCTAGAACTTCAGCTTGTCCGCAGTCTGAGAAGTCATTAGGTTTATATGACACACAATCGTTATATTCTTCTGGATTAATATATGTTTCATCATTTAATACAGTGTTTTTATAAAACTTCTTTGCAGAGGCCCAAATTCTTTCAAGCTCTTCTCTATCAAGTGGGGGTTCGCATTTATTCGATTCTTCAATAAAAGCATTATAAGCCTCATTTGTATCTCCTAGCTTCTTAATTATTCTTGATGCATAGTGCGACATAGTAGAGTTTCTGTTGCCCATACTTATCGTCTTTGGCTTTCTGCTTTCATAAAAGAACATGAAGTCAGTTAAATTCATGTCGCCTTTTATGTATTCGCATTCTGGACTTGATGTACCAAAGAACAACCTTGCAGCATCTAATGCATTTGAATCGAACTCAGGGAATATTTCAAATAACTTCTTTTTTAGTTCCGTATATTCCTTTGGATCATTTATTCTACTTATTGGAAATATCACATGGAACTTAGGTCGTGCCTTCTTTCCATTCTTTTCCTTCATATGCGATCTAGAGTAGTGAATTCCAAACTCAACACCATTAAATACACTCTTTAGTTTTTCTACTGTTGCCCATTCTTCTTCATTATCTGTGTGATCGTTATCGCAGTCCATTCCAATTGAATCTGCTTCAAGAAAATTGTTAACCGCTCGATAGTGATCTTTATATAATGCACAGGAGTAGTCGTGAGATACTGCCCTCTTAAGTGATTCGGTATCATTCACTTCTACCTCTTTTTCAAACAGGCAATTATTAACATTTTGAACATAATCTGATGTGTATATTTTCATTTTCTACCTCTAGTCTTTCTTGTAATATTCGCAAATATATCCTTCGCTATTTAGGATGATGCCTTCCATATTCATAGGAGTTTCATTCATTATTTTCTTGATATCTTCTAGTGCTTTACCGTCTTCTGTTTCAATGATTACTTCATCGTGCACATGAAATACTACCTGATATCCTTTCTTTTCTAGTTTTCTTATTGCTTCGCAGATAATATCTCTTGCAGTAGCTTGAACAATGTTTTCTACTATCTTTGGTCCATAAGACTCAATACGTTCCCAGTGTTTATTAGTTCCAATTCCTTCATAGGTTATTACTTCTTTACCAAATCCGTTTATTCCAAGTCTAGGTTTACAGTATGCTAGTCTTCTTCCTGATGGTAGTTTAATGAAAAATATTCCTCTTTCGTATGCAAGTTCTAGCCCATATAAAATGTATTTAGTTTTGTTTAATATTACGTAGTTAACTGCTCTATCCATATCCCACCAGAACTTAACTATTTTTGGTGATGCAGCTCTCCACTTATCAACGAATGATGCTAGTTCTCTATCTGGTAAACCTAAAGCACCTCCTCCCATCTGACGAAGTCCATTTATTCCTGCCCCAAATCCTAAGGCCAGTTCACAGATCTTTCCGTATTTTCTTAATTCAGCATTCTCTCCATTCTTAACTACATTCTTATGAAACATCCTAGAAGCTGACTCGCAGTAGATGTCCTTATTTTCTTTAAAGGCATCTTGTCTCCAAATCTCTTTTGCATACCAAGCTATTACCCTAGCTTCTATTGCTGAGTAGTCGCAAACTATAAACTTTTTGTTTTCTCCTGGAATTAGTGCAGTTCTTATTAACTGTGATAAGGTGTCTGGTATATTTTGATATTTTTCTATAATCTCTTTTGTGTCTTTCTTCTTCACTATTTCCCTTGCATAATCCAAGTCTTCCAAATGGTTTTGGGGTAGGTTTTGTACCTGTATCAACCTTCCAGCAAATCTTCCTGTTCTATTTGCACCATAGAACTGTATTAAGCCTCTTGCTCTACCGTCCTTGCATACACATGCTCTCATTGTTTCATACTTTTTAACGCTAGATTTAGACATTTCTTGCCTTAGTCTTAGTATCTCTTCAATGTTCCCTGTAGCGTCTCTTAAAAGCCTCTCTACATCTGTTTTAGACAAAGTTTCTGTAACTGTGCCTTGTTCTATTAACCAGTCTTTAAGCTGCTTTACTGAGTTTGGATTATCTAGTCCTGTTAACTCTTTTGCTTTAATCTCATTTGTTTCTGATTGCTCTTTATCAATCTCTATAGCAGCTTCGACTAGCTCCATATCTAAAAGAACTCCTCTATCATTTATCCTTTGATCTAAGTGGTAGTTTTGCCACTCTATCTCTGGCACAGGGAATTTTTCTAACCTATCATGTATTTCAAGCTCTGTTACAACATCTCTTTTACAATATTCTTTAAAAAGTGAATATTCATATGGTGAATCATCTGGTTCATTCCAGGTTTTATATCCATTCTTTTCAGTTGGCTCCATTGTTTTACTGAAGTAATTGATTAGTTTTTTTCCTTCGATCATCTTTCTATTTTCTACTTCTAGAACCATTCCAACTTTATCTAGCGAACTTGGGAGTCCTAAATACAAAGCATGCACCATATCACAATACCAACTATCTGGGTCAAGATATTCTCCTGACTTCATACCAAGTAGTTTTGATGATACTATTCTTTCAAATTGAGCATTGAAACTATATTTCTTTACTTTGTTATCCTTTATTGCATCAATTATCTCTTTTGGTAAATTCTCTTTAGTTAGATCATAGATTACTACTTCTTCGTGGTTTATTGATATGGCTGCAAGTAGGACTTTGAAATCTTCATCTTCTACGTATTTGTATACTCCAACTCTTGGTAGATCCACTTTGGATCTTGTTTCATAGTCTATGTATAACTCATTGATTTTTTGCATATATAAAAACCCTCCTTACTAAATAAGCAGGAAGGGAATGATTTGTGGGGTTTTATTAGCTAATAAATTTGAACTTTATTTTGAATTAGTGAAAATGATATAATTTAAGTAAAGGTAATCAAAGGTGATTTTATGGAAGATTTCAAAATCGAAGATGGAGAATTAATTGAATACCGCGGAAATGATAGGAATGTTGTAATTCCAAATTGTGTTACAACAATAAAAAGATATGCTTTCGCTGGATGCACATATTTAGAGTCAATAACCATTCCATATAGTGTTAAATCAATTGGAGATTGTGCATTCTCTTGTTGTTCATCTTTATCTGCCATTGTTGTTGATTCACAAAATATGGTTTATGATTCAAGAAATAATTGCAATGCAATAATTGAAACTGCCACCAACACATTGATTGTTGGTTGCAAAAATACTATTATTCCAAATAGTGTTAAATCAATTGGACAGTATGCATTTCGAGGTTGTTCATCTCTTACTTCAATCACTATTCCAAATAGTGTTATATATATTAATGATTGTGCTTTCCAGGAGTGTAAATCTTTACAATCAATAGTTATCCCAAATAGTGTTAAATCAATTGGAGATTGTGCATTCTCTGATTGTTTATCCCTAAAATCAATCACTATTCCAAACAGTGTAATATCAATAGGAGTAGACGCACTCCCTAATTGTTCATCTTTGACAACAATCAAAGTTGATTTCAATAACTCTAAATATGATTCAAGAAATAATTGCAATGCAATAATTGAAACTGCCACCAACACATTAATTGCTGGTTGCAAAAATACTATTATTCCAAATAGTGTTAAATCAATTGGGGATTTTGCATTCTTTCGTTGCTCGTCTCTTAAGTCAATCGATATTCCATACGGCGTCACAAGCATTGGATGTAGTGCTTTTTCTTTTTGTACTTCTCTAACATCAATAATTATTCCAGATAGAGTTAAATCAATCGGACAGTATGCATTTCGAGGTTGTTCATCTCTTACTTCAATCACTATTCCAAATAGTGTTACATCAATAGGGGATTATGCATTCTCTTATTGTTCGTCTTTATCTGCCATTGTTGTCGATGAATGGAATATAGTATATGATTCAAGAAATAATTGCAATGCAATAATTGAAACCAGTTCAAATATATTAATTGCTGGGTGTAAGAACACAATTATTCCAAATGGTGTTGAAATAATAGAAAATAGAGCATTTCAAGGTTGTTCATCTCTAAAATCAATTACTATTCCAAATAGTGTTGAAGGTATAAGGGGTTTTGCATTTCAAGACTGTTCATCTCTAACCTCAATTACCATTCCAAAAAGTGTTGAAATAATAGGTGATGACACATTCGAAGGCTGTGAACATCTGGATATTTATTTTCTTGGAACAAGATTAGATTATAACAATTCATTTATCGATTTCGAATCGCTTACTATGAAAGGTGCAAAGCTGCATTTTTTGGACGAAATAGATAATTATGATTTAAACAAATGATTGGAGCAATACTTATATTAAAACAAAGAGGTAGTAGTCTAACTAACTATTACCCCTTTTTCTTTTTATAAGAACTCTTCTTCTTTTACTGCATCGAATTCTGAGCTTGCAGCTACTTTGCCACCAAGTGGTTCACCATCTGCAATCTTTTGGATGTTGCCTAGTCCACATGCAATTCCTTTTGACCCATTGGAATTGAACGGATAGAAATTTATTGAAACCCTAGCAAATATGCCACTATAGACCTCTGAGTGTTCTAGGATTGGTTGAACATTTAGATCTACAATTTGTGGTGCTGTCGCAGAATTAGCATTGATGAAGTAGCAATTTGCATATGCTTCATCTTCTGGTCTTTCTACATCACCATCTCTAAGTGGTGTTTTTAAGATTGCTCTATTTGGCTTTTTACCACCAAATTTACCAATTCCTTCTTCGATAGCTTGATCAATTGCTTTATTGATTCTATCTAGAGTTTCTGTATCATCTTTACTGATTAGAATTGATACACTAAATTTAGGTTTACCATCGCCAATTGCTTTTGGTTCCCAAACATTTGCGTAAGATAACCTTACCTTACCTGTTACTACTTTAGTTTTGTTGTTTGACATGTTTTTTCTCCTTTTTTCTTATTATTTAAATTCGTCTTCTGGTTTTGTCGTGTTGATTGCCTTTCTTGGATCGCTTAAAGGCACAAGCGTAGGCTTACCGTCTGGTTTAATCACAAGGTCGCCTAATACCTTTTCAAAATCTTTCTTCATGAGCTTTTCCATCTCAGCTATGCTTAATAGTGTCTTCTTGAAGATATCTTCATATCCTGCCTTTAGGCATTCTTCTATTACTTCGTCTTCATCTACATATCTTCTATTAGCTTTGCCTAAGACTACCTTAAAGCCATTCCACTCTTTAGCTCCAGATATTTGCATTGCTTCTGCATACTTCCATACATCATCAACCCATTTCTTGCACTCTGCAATTC